ATAGATCTTATAGGAAAAACAGATTTTACAATGCGTAGAACTGCGGCCACAGTTCCTACAATAGGTATCTACATGAAAAGAATATAACTAAATAAAAGGGCATAGAGGGCCGGCATAAATAAATTCAATTGCTAAAATATTTTTATTTTAGCATGATAAAACCAAGGAAGATAACTAGAGATGGATAATCCTGAGGAAGAAAATATTAGGAGAAGTATTAGGAATTTCATACAAATTAATAGCAACGTCGATGCAGGGAAAATCACTTTGCTGTTCAAATATAGACAAAATAAATCGGCTAAAAATTTAGTGAGCAAAGGAAATACTCAAAATGAAATTGACTACAGGATAGAGCGATCTAACAGAATTTTTAATGAAGAGTTGGGTAATCTGTTACCAACCCGATCATCAACAGATACAAGTCCAATGACGGTTACTTATATCCAACCTGTCTTTAAACTTCCTTCTCCTATGTCAATATCTCCAACCAAAACTAAAGAAACTTCATTTCAAGCGACCGGAAGATTTAATGAAGCACAACTTGCCTACTTAGCCAGCCGACACAAAGATTATTGTACGATTTTCGAACATGATCTTAGCGAGCTCGGCCGTAATAAATATACCATACGAGTAAATTTGATCGATAATCCTTATGTTATCGCCAATAGAATTCCACCAGTCATTAAGATGTTAGATGGGACAAGACTTAAATTAGAAAAATTTAATATTATGTTAGATTGGTTGTGTTCTACCCTATCGACTGTAATACAATCTGGGAGACTTTCTAGAATCACCATTATCGATCCTGATTTTGCCATTATGACATACATAGCTCATAGTATTTTACAAGCCATAGCGGCTAGACCTATTTTGCCTAAAGATATAAGTCTGTTAGCGATAGCAAGTTTGATTTATTATTATCGGCTAAACGATTTAGAATATATAAGTTACATAGTAGATGGTAATCTCAAAGTTGAAGATATTAAAAATGAATTGGCTTGGTTTACTAAGTTTGCAACTACTGGTCCGAAAAGATTCGTTTATAATTATTCTGATTATAATGTCTACGCTTCTCACTTCATAATTTCTCCCACTTTTAAACAAAATCTTCAAAAATGCATTCTCGCATCTAGAATTATTCTTATAGAATTAAATATTACCTTTTTTACTAGGACTCAAGGACAATTGGATATTCCCAAACAAGTTGGTGCTCATGCCAACATGCTTCTCTATGATAGCAGAAAAAATATCATAGAAAGATTTGATCCAGAAGTGGGAAAAGGAGAAACCACTTATCTAATAGGAACACAATACGTTGACGACCTTATTGGATTATATTTTAAGAAAGATTTTGACATAGAATATTTATCTCCTTTAGAATGGTGTCCAATAAACATACAGACAGAACAAGAGATCGAATTGGAAAAAGGAAACGTATCGGGCAAGATTAGCGGGTTTTGCCAGGCTTGGTCTTTTTGGTATGCTGATGTTCGATTATCAAATCCTGATCTAAATAGGGAACAAGTAATAGAATTGGCATTTATTGAATTAAAGAAACGTCCGCAAACCCTAACAGAATATATTATTTCCTATACCAAAAATTTCGAAAAGTTCCTGTAGTAAAAACTAGAGAACCCAAAAGAAAACCCCGGTAAAGTATCAAAATAAAAATGTTTTGATATAATAAAACCCAAGGCTGATAAAAATCTGAAATCAATAGTATAGATATGGTTTATACGATACGAACAGATTCTGATCGTCTTTTGTCTAGGGTCATAATATTAATTATAGTTATCGTCATTGTAGTTATAGTGGTTTATTTGCTTATTAAGTATGTAATAATACCTGCAGCTCAGCCTGGTGCATTCCAAAAAGTAACATGTACAGCTGCGCCGGCAATACCTACAGGTTTATTAGCCGTAGTAAATCTAAACACTGCTCGTGTTTCATGGAATGCAGTTTCTGATACTGACAATTATATATTATATATGGGAGATATAACTGGTTTTACTATACCGATAGCAGAAAGAACCATTACAGTATATGGAAATAGCATTGCTGTGCTAAATTTGCTCCCAAAAACTTATTATTTCAAAGTAGTGTCATCTAATTCTTGTGGAACTTCAGCCTTGTCGACAGAAATATCAATAACCGTAACAACCTGGCCTACTAATTTCAAAATATGCAAAACTGACGCTCAAACAATATGCCTCTTAGCCCAAAGTAATGGATCCTTTGCCAGAGTATCTAAAGCATGTCCCAATACTCAATGCTCATTTAAATATCCTAATACAATAAATATTAGCAATTTAGATGGATCATTATGTATAGATGAAGATAATCCGGGAGGAATAGTAATAGAACAACCTTTATTAGTTGAAACATGTACTGGTCCAACAGCATGGAATATAAATCTAACTACAGGTAGGATCTCATCTGCCGATGGATTATGTTTGGGAGCAGATGATATAGCAGAATCTATAGCCTACAATACTACATGTAGCAATATATCAAATCCTAATGATGCTAGATATATATGGACTATCCAACCGATAACATAAAAACTGATATGGAAATTTTTTGGGCTAACAGTTGTTGATAAAAATCTAATTTGACAATACATTAATTGTATTGTTTGGTGTATGCAACTCGACTAAAATATTCGTTATTATAGACTTTCAAAAAATTAAAAAGTCGATTTCGGAGCATCCTTCGCGTATTGGCTCGAATTTCACCCGCGTATTGGTTAAATTCAGTATTTAGAAATAATAAAAAATAGGCGGAAATAGCAATATTTAATTTATAATATGTGAAATTTCAACAAATAGTAATTTTTGTATTGTTGCATGTTTTGAGATTCATACATTGTTATTTATTTGTAATATTTTGCATTTTCAATATTATAAAAACCTAATTTATGCTAAATTTTTGCTTTTTATTATAAGAAGTTTACTAATACACGCGTGTCCCAATTTCGTTTTTGCTCGTTAGGCACATTTATTTTTGTGCTTGTAATAAATTGAAAAGTCAGTTTTAGACCAAAAAAGCCAATATTGGCTCGAATTTCACGCGCGTATTGGTTAAATCTTCAGTTTAGAAATAATAGAATATAATGAAAATTAGCTTTTTTGAAATATTGGACCCAAAATAAATATATAATTATTTCAAAAAGTCAACAGAAATTCAAATTAATATATCACTGTTGATATATTAAAAACAAACAATAATTAAAAATAATAAGCAAATCATATATCAAAATATAAGCACATATCGAAACTAAATAAAACAATTAGAATAAACCGTAGAATGCAGTCCTACTCGGAGTGCTAGTATTATCTCCTTTTCTAAAATGAAATCCCACTTCTATTTGTATATCAGCAAAAGCTTCTTTATTTCTACAAACTAAATCTAATAAATCCGGAGGATACATGTATTCCAATAAAAATTTGACAAATGATTCATATGCTATACCGAAGAAATATACACCTATCTCTTCTTTCTTATTCACCAAACTCACAGATGTGCATTTATATTCAGATTTGTCTATGAATTGTAATACATTTACAATATCATTATTGCTGACATTTAATCTTTTAAACAATATCGTAATTGTTTTGATATCAACCACTACATTAGAAAATAAATCTATATACTGTACACTATTTGGTTCTAATTTGTTTTCTGGGTCTTCCAGTAGATATGTTTGTTCGTATAATATAAATGGTATTTTCAGTTTATCTTCCATAGAATAATATAAGTTGATTTTACTAATGTTTTTGTCTGTGACGTTTTCTTCAGTAAAATCCAACGAATATAATATTAATTTGTCATAATTAATTGTATTTATATTATTGGAATTCAGTTTGGATTTAATATTGAATCCCTCCTTACACAAAAAAGTAGATATATTATCTAACGATAATTCTTCATTATACTCTTTGATTTTGAAGAATGTGGAAGCATCTTGATATGTAGTACAATGTCTATCTATACCATAGAAATAATATTCCCATTTTATTAAACCTCCAATATTCTTGATACCATAAACAATCCTGCCTGGACCTACAGTATTTTGTAATTTCGATGTTAATAATGCAAGATTAGGAGCTTTCTTTAGTGTTAGTTCGAGCAAACTATGAATCCCGAAAGATATATTTTCAGATTGTTTAGGCAAAATGCCACATTCCTTATATAAATTATACATAAAATTTACTTTGACAGGTAGTAATTTGGGAGATTCTAATGGATAAGGGTATAAATATGGAGTATCATCAGGAGAATATAATGTAACTTTCTTTGTTCCATCTACTACACATAATAATCCGCCATCGTCGTCAAAATGTAGTCCAGTATCTATACCTCCAAAATTCATCCAGAAATTATACCCGACAGATTTTGTATCATCAGTATCGATTAAGGTTGGAATAGAAAAATCATCAGACAAGATATCTAATAATCGTCTATTACTTATTGACCCTGAATGTTCATAATCTTTAAGGGTTATTAGATATGCGAACTCTTTCTTTTCTGTATTTGCAGTTGTGCTACCGTATTTGCTGATGAAATCTCTCATAGTGATTCTCTTTTTGTATGCAAATCCTTCTATCCATAGCCATAATCCATCTGGAGCACATTTTTCTGAGACTTCTATTAAATACTCGTTTGACCATTTTTGCAAAGCTGACCATTTCAACGTATCAACATATATTTTTGGATAATGTTTTTCTATATTGTTTATTTTGGTGTCTCCATCAGCAAACCAGAAATTAATGCTGATACATCTAGACCCGAATGATCGTACCCAGTGCCACCATTTTGGAGGTATATATAAACAATCTCCGGGATTCAATGTAAATTCTATTGGAGTTGCCTTACAGAATAGTGGAAACGTGTCTTTATTATGAGCTGTTATTTGACTAAAATGGGCATATTTACTATCGTTATATAAATGTCCTGCCCCGTTTGATATCTGAGAAATGCAAGGTTCTTGATCCATTATGTCTAAAATATTTTTAGATGTCATAAAAACAAAAATAGAAAATGGGTGTTTTGATACAGAACAGAAATAATCAAGTAATGTTGGCTATAATATTTATTATATTACTGTTGATAATAACTATAATAGTAATATCATGGAAGATATTTCGAGATGAGGCTCAAATATTAAGTCTTTCTTCTTAGCTCGAAATATCTTCTTAGTGTCATGGCTATAATATGTGTAATATTACTGTTAATAATGTCATGGAAGATATTTCGAGATGAGGCCCAAATATTAAGTCTTTCTTCCTAGTGTCACGGCTATAATATTTTTAATATTACTGTTGATAATCATGGAAGATATTTCGAGATGAGGCCCAAATATTAAGTCTTTCTTCCTAGCTCAATTAATAAAACATATAAAAGAGAAAGATATAAGAATTAAAACGGAGCATGGAGGAAACGCCACTAATTCATGAGTTAGGAGAAACTAATTATGACTATATACTCGAAACATATTCCAATATGATCAATAGAAACTTAGATAGTAAGCCAAGTTCTATGATGTTCGAACAATTCTGTATTATAACCGCAAATAACCCAATATTAAACAAATGCAAAAACATACAGGAATATTTTGGAGTCAACCGTACGGTCGTAGGTATAAAGAAAGTAGATAATAAATATTCATTTGAGTTTTACTATTATTATCCAAATAAATATCAGAAACATATGTTGAATTCTGTTCTCGCATTCAGTGAGAAAACACCACACGAAATTCCACCTGATTCCTATTTGACTTCATTTTCTCTTGATGACAGATGCGATTTAACTTCTATAAATGTATATTATACTTCAGATAGATGCGAAAAACTCAATTTAAATCATACTAAAGCAAGAGCATATAACGGATATTTAATATGTTTATATTGTCTAGAGACAGAGAGTTTTCTTTACACATATGATAATATAATTAAAGAGAACCTATATAAGTTCTTTTATGTTGATAACTTTGGTAACAACATAAAAGCTTATGAATACTTAGATTCATTACATGCTAAAACATTACCAACCATATCAGAAAACAAAACATTACCAACCATATCAGAAAACAAAACATTACCAACCATATCAGAAAACAAAACATTACCAACTATATCAGAA